GTTCAAACAGCGCAGTGCGCCGAATTATTAATCGAAATCAACAGTATCGGCACCTGGCTCAACATCTTTATTATTTTCTGGCAAGAGCAATGTGTCATCTACGAATCCCAGAAGGGTAAGATCGGCCTTGGCATTTAAGCTAGACAGCGTTTCAAATTCGCAGTACGGAGGCACAGCCTCTTCACCATATCCGTTTGCGCGGACAAATTTATCTCGTTTTGCATAGGGTGAGATTCCCCCAGTGTTTTTTGGGACATCAACATTGCTGGATGTCGCACCACGATCAACACAAACGTCATCCGAGTCACTACTTGATGAGTAACTCGATTCATCAGTTTCGTTTTCTTCATAAGGCACTGATGTAGCCTGCTTTGCAAAAGTCTTTTTGCAAAGTGCGAGGCTCTTAACAAAATTAATTGTTTCCAAGTCCTCTATTTCGTATTCATATACTCGTTTGTCAAAGGTTTGCAAAATTGCTTCCTGACCACGCAAGGGAATTCCATACTCAAGCTGTAAGGCGTTAAATGAATAAGTCCGGGGAACAAAAACTCCATTTCCTTTATCATAATCGGCCCAAAAACGAACAATTTCTTTTTGAAACTGCTCAAACTTGGATCTTCCATGGAACCACATTTTACGCAATGCATCATCACAATTCATTAGAGCAGCACTTGTCAAAACTCGTTCAATGTATTCGTTGTTTTTCGTACCTTTTGGCTTTCTCACCCAATTTATGGTATCTCGTAGGTCAGCTTCGTCGGGGACACAAATCCAAACTCCACCAGCATAACTAGTTTCCAGGAACTTCCTAAAACCAAACTTCAAAAAAGTTGCTTCTTCGAGGGAACAATACTTGCGCATCGTACCATCTTTCAAGACATCGGTATATTTGACATCAAATTTAGCAAAATATTCGTGAATTGTCTGATTGTTGAAAATCTCTTTAATTTCGTCAGCAATGGAGAAAATGACATCATCACCATAACAGAAAAAACAAACTTTTTCTTCAAACTTGTGAAGGCCTGAATACTCTGGTTTCTTTTCCATCATAATTCCTTGCCAAGCGCAACGTATGTAAAACATGTTGCAGATGGAATTGACAATTGCCGTGTTCATGGCTCCTGATGGACTTCCACATTTCAATGTGAAAAACTGATCAAACGCGATATTAAAACTGTTAGTTACTCGCTTACCCAGCATCTTTCTTGCCAGCTGGTGATTCTTAAAAACTTGCGTCTTCAAAGAATCATTGGGATCAATGATAATGTAGCGTTCATACCAATCACGCATTAGTTCATAAGATTTTTCAACAAATGAATTATGCAGACGGGGTCCGAATTTGCTATAATCACCAACACAAATGTTATTCGAAACACGTAAAAGGGATCGAGCTAACTCATCCCACTCAAGGCTTAATGGATTCACACCAACCATATGATCAAGCTTGCGCCTGTTCACTTGGAAAGCATAATTGAAATCCATCAAGTATCTTCGAGCAGAAATTGTCAAACTCAAAGGTGAACATTGGATTAACCGAACATTATCTAATTTGTTCAGTTTCAATCTCTCATCCTTTAGTGATATTTGAAACACAGTTTGTGGTATCCTACCAGCTTCCATCTGACGTTCTTCAGTGTAGATGGTTGCATAGAGTTCGGGATGCATTCGCAAAAGGTCGTGATTTTCATCAAAAGCAAGCAGTTGTGATTTTCTTTGAGTGTCAGATCTTACACACCATGGAAAACCAACACCAGTGGACATTTTAATTCGGGGGATGTGCCCTACAATGCCACACACCGATTCTTCGATTGATCTCTTTGATTCAGGAGGAATGATAGGCCGGCCAAATGAAGTAAACTTCATTCTTAGACTTTCATACGCTGATTCGACAAAATCATCTGGGAATGGATCATGTGGAATGTAATGGGACAGACCATTTATAATGGCTGCCTGGCCACGATCTCCGTTTTGGGATAAGTTGCAAGGAGCTCTCACAACTTCACCAAACACTAAATGGCAAACACTGGGTTTTATTGTTGTTTTCACGGCATGATGGACACGCATTGCTGGAGATGATTTCAACAATTCCTGTTCTTCTAGAGGAATGTCAATTAATTTGCTTTTTGATTCTTTAAACCTTAAGGCTCTTTCTCTGTATGTTAAATTTGGAGAAACATTAAAGTTATCAAGAATCGCAGTCGAAATGGCATTAACATGTAGTTCATGGCTAGTTCCTGCAGACATTACACCAATTATCCTTAAATTAGTCATATCTACCATTACAGAGCCACACATACCGGCTTCTTGCCCTGGATAGGGATTTGAAGCACGATAGCCAATGATGTTAACCAAGATATTATCTTCGTTGGGTGCCCATTTTGCGACAACAGCATGTTCATAAGATAGAATTTCATCCATTTCACGAACATTATTTAATTTGACGATTCTCCTGTCTTCTCCTGACCAATGTACAAAGTTGACGTTGTTAATATCAATTTCAGCATCTTCTTCAGGGGTATAAAGCCATTTATAAACATTCTTTGTTTGAAAATCTTCTCTCTTCCAGCCAAAAGTAACCATATCACTTGCGTTAGAATCGGTTCCAATAAACCCATCAGTTTGTTCTAAGAACTGTTGCAGAGTTAATCGAATTACGTTCTCGCCACCTTTCTGATTATGTTTTCGGGCAATCAAAGCGATGGTTTGATGAAGTTTTCCATGGTGTTCATCCACTTCTTCCTGTCTCAAGGGTTTTGCTTCTTTATAGAATTTTTCCATTTGATCACGATAAACATTTGTCGAATGCGTTAGAATTGCTACAATTGAATGGAGTTGAGTTACGAATACGCCGGGAGCGATACAAAGACACATTGCTGTGAATCTTTGATCATAGGTAGACAGCATCATTGTTGAAGCGAAGTAATCATTATACAAGCTTTCAGCTAAGTCCAGATTACAACCACGACTGGTTGTTATCCTCTTTGACAAAGATCGATTATGCAAAGATTTAAAGCGATTAACGAATTTAGTTCGGACATCGGCACTAGCCATAAGACATGGGTGCGATACCTTACCATTCTTTATCGTCTGTTTACTTCGTGTTGGTTTCAAATCAACAATGATTCTTTTGCCATCAGGCATGAATTGATAACTTTGTATCACGCTTTCGGGTTCTTCTTCTTCTTTCTTTTTTGAGAAAAGCCATTGTGACACAGTGTACAGTGCCAGACCAGATACAGATAGGAGTGCAATTTTGCTAATGAGACAAAATCTCTCGTATGATAGTGGTCTTTCAGTGTTTTCATAGTGTTTTGCTAGTTCTTCAGATAACCATTCCATATCGCGATTGTATTTGATCGGGAAGTATTTTGGACAAATTACTCTCGACTTACGGAAATTCTCGCCAACTTGACGCAGAATCAAAGGTTCAACTGAAGGCCAAACACAATCATTACAGCATTCCTTTTCACTAACACCATCAAGTTCTTCATTGAGAAAAATATATCCGGTAGGAGTGAATAGAAAAGAAGAGTTTTCAGTTATCGTAGCATGTCTACAATCTAAGCTTCCGCTGTGATTGTAAACTTCGTCTTCATCTTCACCAAAGATTTTTGAGTGTAACCAGTCTCCCAAACCACATGGGCGACTGGTTAGTGACTTCAGGCCACCGAGCTGAGCAATTATATCATCATAATCCTCCTTTGCTAGTTCATTATGTAGTTTCCTACTAGAACATGAAGGGATGACAGTATCACTGTCTCTGGGGACACCGAATCTTTCTTTAGCAATTTTTTCTTTTGTTACCGTAGCTGATTCCAACTGATGGTAACGCTGCGCTTCTTCAAGAATTTCAATGAGAAATTCCGGAAAGAGCATTACTCTAGGTGTGTTGTTAGCAGAAGCAGCCATAGCTTCCACTGATGCATACCTAGAAAAGCGCAAATGCTCTAAATTTTCCAATTTTGTAAGGTTTGGGATTCCATCTTCACCATTCATCAACTTGCATTGAGAACAGTGGAGATCAACATTTTTGTGTAAAGGACACAATCCCCAACCTACGAAATCAGCTTTGACTTCATAACACGCGTTTCTCCTTTTACAGAGAACCTCAGCGATAATTCCGTTTTGCTTAGGGTGCTTAAAGTTAGAAGCGCACCCAATTACTTTTGCAAGAGAAACCCCACCTTTCTTATCGAAAGCATAAGGAATTGTAAAATTGCAAGGACTTTTCAATCCACATAAGTAATTTGCATCAGATTCACGAACTTCATCATTCGTAATTCTTCCGAAATCATCGAAATGTATTATGGGTTGAGATCTATAAGCCTCCCAATGTGCAGTAGCTGGAACAACATACACGGGATCACCACTAAATGGTTCTTTTAAGACTTTAGATACGATTTCAAGAGATATCCGTTTAAGAAGGTGGGACTTACCAATTGACGATTCGCCGTACATCCAATAACAAAATGGGTTATATGTGACGGTAGGAACCATCGCCAATGGGGCAAGCTTGGCCTTCAATTTTCGCATCAAATCCAAAGTTCTTCTAATGTTAGTAATAACTTGGATTTTGACACTTGCATTGCGTGAGTTTGTCAGATCGCGAAGATAATTTTCACCTTCGTTCATCGTTTGGAAAAAAGCAGAAATGGCCTTTGGAGAACTTTCAATGTCAGAATAAATTGTTTCATCAAGGAATATATTCGCCCTTTCATTCCAGTCAACTAAAGAATTATCTTGGAGATACTTCAGAATCTTGGATTCAGGGAAAAACCGTGCGCAGATGAATTCAGCGCAACCTTTGATGTATAACATCATACTCTTAACAAATTCAGTTATGCGTTGTTGTATAGGAGCTTTCGAGAAACTTAAACTCATTTTTTCAAACAAATTCAAATTCCTGTGTTGTTTAGGCAAATCGAAGAAAGTGGATAAACCAGACCATATGAAGCCAGAGAATTTGGAGATTGCATCAACATCATCTAAGGCGCCACAGGGAACTGAGGGGATGGAAGAAATTGAGGAAATGAAACACCACATGCCATGCAGTGAATCTTGAACAGATTGGAAAAGATCAAAAGTCAAAACTCTCATTGAGACTAGAATTTGAGCTATACTAAGGGCAAAGTGGGAAGGGGTAGGATTCATAAGGATGTGACCGACCTGAATGAGCACCGTAGAAATTATTTCATGGGGACCACCAGATGCGATAACGCGATCAAGAAAATTTTGAAGAGAACTAGTCAATTGATGGATGTCCTGCGTTGCCGCTTGGACATCTTGCTGCATTCTTGAAAATGGACTTCTAAGCATGCAAGGATTGGATCGGAGTGGAGCAGGAGGATTGAAACTTAAAGCATTAGAAGGCATACTCAAATCTCGAATTGGAAAACCGGTGAAACCGTAAAATTGAACGTCATCAGCAGCAGCGCGCATTACATTAATACGCATGTCACTAATATTAGTTGATGTTCCGGGAGTCCAATAGAAATTTAATACACCCAAACCTTGAGCATAATTCGTAGCGAGTTCGTCAGAAAGATAAGATGAATTTAAAACAGCAACATTGGGATTATAAAAGGGCACTTCTATAGTAATCGCCTTGTTACGTGTAGTATTCAAAACCGTTTCAGCCATATTAGGTTGATATGGCTGATTTGCAAGTTGATCGAATGGAGTGAAGGGATAGTCAGTTGTTTGTGGAACATGCTGAATGCGCATTGTTCCATGAGCGTAGTCGTTTAATTCAATGTAAAATCGGAGTCCACCTCTCACAAATCTAAAAGCATCGTGTAAATGAACCATCTTACTAGAAGATAGGTTATGAGCTAGTAGATTGCGATAAGCAGAAGCACCAAAATTAATTGGCAGAGAAAGGCAATGTATGTTCGAGCCATCATAGAGTCGAATAGTTCCTGTGTAGAACTGTTCGAATCTTCTGATATTGTCTTGAAGGTTCATATGATTTTCACCAATTAAACCTTCATGGAATGGAGAAAGTGTTGGAACATTTGATTGTTCATCGACAGGATCAAGACGGACGTCCATACAAGGAGTAGAACGGAGAGCGGACAAGACGGAAAAAGCACTGTAACCAATATAATTTTTAACAGGAATAGAGTCATTACCAAAAGCAAGAAGGAAACGTTCACGACCAGTGTCGTACTGCAAACTAACAACCAATGTGAATCCATCAGTCGTTGAGTTAACAGCATCAGTGGAAAAAGTTATTGCAAAATTACGCGAATGTGAAAAATTATTATGCCAAATTAAAGAAGAATCATTAAGGCTACGAGCAATATCATAACCAGCACGGTTAAAAACTACTGGACCAGTAGTGCGGTTCAAGGCATTGAAATAAAGGGAAGCATTAGTATAATCATCATAAACTCTAAATTCAACAGCTAAAGGAGTCCAGGTCTGAACGGTAGTTTCAATACGCAAACGTTGATTTAAACTGAAAACATCACCTTGTTGAAGAAGTGAAGAAAAATTATTACGTGGAATAGAAAAGGTTGCAGCACCAGGAAGGGCGCGGCAAGAAACTAAAACATCAATATGATCGACAAGATTTTCAGGCATGGAAATTGGAACTTCTACAAAAACGCAAATAACACCAACGGCATTACGAACGTTTGTTTGAATGTTTGCGAGCGGAAAATTAGCAAAGTTTGAAATGTAAGGAGTTACAAAAGAGAATGTCATTTGGGAATCTAAATCAGCACCTAAATCAAAGGTTTTGAAATAAGATGAGCGGGCTTGTTCATAAGTTGGAGGAGGATCTTCAAAGCTAACATTTGGAACATAAGCTACTAAGATTCTGGCAGTTTTGAAACCATCAGAAACGAATTCGAACTTATATTCCAACTGTCCGTGGAAATTTTGGAACCAACCAGACATGTGATCAACAGGGGCCCATTCACTCAGACCATTTGGTAATAAGCGATTGGGACCACCCATTTTGTTCGGGTTAGCAGGAAGGGGATTCAGAGTGCAAAGCAGGTCTTCAGCGTCGTTGGAAATGTTGAATCGAAAGGCATTAACGAAACCAAAAATATCGGCAATACTGGAAATACTGTCGTACTTTTCAATTCCGAGTAGAAAATCAGGGTGGGGCGTCAGACCAGTGGTTTGGAGACGCAGGCTTTCGCCTACGAATTCTCCAGAACCACCAGCTAAATTAGTCGTTGTGCGTTGATGGACAGACATATTGTGATATTCAGCGGGTTTATCACGATTATGTCTGGGCGGCATAGCTTTTGAAAGAACTCTTTCAGTAGCATTCAAGAAAGTTCCGGTCGCGGCTTGCACCGAGGATCGGACGAGAGAGTTGGCAGTGGAAATAGCAGTTGAGGCAACATTTGAAACAATTCCTTTCATCAAACCAGAACCAGCTGTAGAAACAGTTGCGGCAGCAGCTGTTAACATACATGGCGTAGATTGACTAGGAATTATTTCATCAGGGCTTAAAATGTAAGCAGGTTCAATAAAAGGAGCAGGACGGGTGAAACCAGGAAATGTATCAAGATTTTGTCTTTGACCAAAGAAACGTAAATCATCATTAAACTTAATATAACATAATAAGTCTGAAGAGGAAATTCCACCAGAAGAAACTTCATAATTTGTGTAAGCTTTGATCGAGACTGTAACATAATACATGTTCAGCAGAAAATTATTAGGACGGATGGGAATGGCAGTTGCATATGACATCATTGGGATTTTAACAATCGTAGAATTAGAAATATGGCCGTTTAAACGACCACCGGGTTGTTGGCTAATAGGGCCATACTCGATTAATTCTTCTCTACGATCACGTTGCAACCAATGATAAACATATCCAATTTTAACATGGAATTGATTTGTTTTGGGAATGTTCCATTGGAGCTTCAATTCCATACTTCCAGAGAAGTATTCATGAGTTCGAAACGGGAGAGAATTCGGGGAATCCCAGTTTGCACTGAGAAAGTCAGCAGGTAAATCAAGTTGGAATGTAGTTCCACGGACCACCGTGGAATCTAATTTAAAGGATCTAATTTTTTGCCAGCGAGTTGTCAAGTCAGGATAAGAGTGCGGAATGTCAGTAATAACTTCAGAGGAGTAGTCATTAGAAGGAGGTTTGTCAGTTAATTCGGAAACATATTCAATTGCGGTATCAGCGATACCTGTATTAGCAGAGTCGTCAACAGTTTGGGGGACTTCATTATGGGCCTCTCCAGAATCCATACATGGTATGGAAGGAGTAGGACCAGTCATTTTAGCTAGCTCATTTTGATAGCAAGAAATTTCGTATTCGGTACGTTCAATGTTCTTAACTAGAGACTCAACCTTGTCGTTGTTATGGTGGTTGTTAGCGTCTAGTCTATGCAAAGAACGATGAATGTTTTCAAGGAAAGTTTTCTTACCTTCAATTTTTGTGCGGATAGCGGCGGCTTTCATGCGAGCATCAAAACTCGCATCTAAAACAAGAGGAACTTCTTTTACTTTAACTAAATCTTTATAATTAATGTTGTCAAGGAATTTGATAACACTGTGAACTTGTAAATTAACGGCAACTTCAAAAGCATCTCGATAAGTTCGAGAAGTTAACGGAGGGTTGGAGGAACGGAAAGCAGCATTTTGAATAATAGAAAAGAACCAATATGGACAATCAAAGGCAAAGGAATGAATTCTTCTGTCATAAGCGTCATCATAAATCCAATTTGGTTCAGCGCGGCAGGTTTCAACTTCATGTAAGAATTTAATCAAGGAACGGAGAAATTTCTGATAAGCACAAAATGTTGGAAAACCGATTCCAAAATCTGTGTAGTCAAAATTAATTTCGCAAATGTCGTCATCAATATTTTCAACAAAGAAACGGAAGCAAGTATGAAGGGAAAGTGAATCTACAAAACTAGGATACTCTAAGTGATAATCCTCAGTAACTAAATTTTTCTTTAAGAATGATTTTAAGGCTTCCTTCGTTTCACGAATGGAGTCATTACAATTTGGAAAAGCATTAGAAAGTATTAAACAAGAAGAAAGCAAGTTTCGGAAAGAATCAGCATCAATTTTATCAACAATTTTGCGGGGTGTCAGGGAGCGAGTAGCAGGTTTAGCATCAGTTGTGGTAGTAGTGGGGTTTCTGAACAGTTCATTTTCATTATGAGACATTTTCATTAAGTTTTAAAAAGCGGACCTATCATCAATAGATAAAAATACATTACTGTGATTAAAAGTAGTATGCGAACAAAATAAAACGGACGAGAAAAAGAAATTAAACTTTACAAATAACATTAATAACTATTCAACAATTACATGATGATCAGAGAAATGACCTACTAAAATCATTTCAAGGATGCAGGCAGATCTTTGTGGTAACGTCTACTAGAACAGAGGGTTCATTTCGCCGAAGCTCAGTCAGTATCCACGTTTGCAGTATGGGTTCAGAAAATTCCAGAACAATAACATCATTCATATAACGTATCGCAAATTAATAAGGTTATAAGGAAAGAATGGCAAAACCGTATAATTAACAAGAAGTATAGATAGGCGTCTTTCTCCGCAGAGAAAGGTTGCGTCATACAAATCGGTTAATAAATACTTGAAAGCAGAGTCGAAGATAATAAGAGGCAAAGTGCCAATTTGAAAAGATGTAGAAACAGATTGGAACTAAGAAAAACCTTACAGGCTTCGATAAACATAACGATTATTGAAAGGTTAAATCAAAGTCTCCAGACAAATAGTAAGGAATATTACGTCTAACCCTATTAATC